GATGTTACCTGACGAAAACAAAAACCGCACACCATTAACTGCGCCGGTTGTCCCATGGTAATCGGCGTGCAGAATCGCGGTTGCTTGATTCCCAGAATTGTCAAGATATCCTGCTGTGCCACGGATGTTTGTTTTCGATGTTGCGGCGGGATTCATAACGGACAATTCACCTGTTATTCCTGTCTCGTATGCCCCAACATTGCCCGTCCCCACAGTTCCCATCACCGCAATTTTTGTGTCTTCTTGGTCGCGGTAGGTGTTGCTGTTGGTGGTCCCATGGAACTCCATCCCGACAAACCACGAATAATCGGTCGTGCCCGTCTTCCATGTCGCACCGCCATCCGTTGTCACCAGCATGTGTAGGACTGCGCCGTCTGTCGCAGGCAAAATCCCGTCAAGATCAAACGCAACCTTTTTGGGAGACCCCGACCAAGTGAAATCAAGCGTTGCGCTGGAAGAGGCGGTTAGTGCAGTGACGCCCGCCGCAATCGCAGCCGCAACCAGCCCTCGCCGCGCTGCCGCGTTCGGTGCAACTGTCAAATCCGTATCCGCACTGTCAGCCATCAAGGACGCTGTCCCAAGCGCATCAAGTTCTGCCTGCTGCAACGTGTTTGCCGACCGCCAGTTCGTGTCCGACAGAACAACCGCCGACTGCACGTTAGTTTCAGGCAGGTTAGCCGTGGGCGCAAAACCGATCTGCGCCGCCGCGCCCACCGTTGTAGACGTGGCAATTGCCCGGTTGAGTGGGTAACCCGGCAAAATGGCATCAGTAAGCGGGTTTCGAATATCCACCTTCACGCCATAAGCCGACGTGTTGAAAACCGACGCGAATATGCCATTGGCGTCTGCCACTAGAGGCGACGGATGCGCCGTTGATCCGGCTTCGTCCGCGTAGACCGTCAGTGGCGTAGTGGTGTCGGTGCGGTAGAAATACGCTTCCGCCGATGCCACGGGTTTGCCGTTAGCGTCCAGTGCCCGCAACGGAGCTGGGTAAACAATTTCTGCCATGTCTTGAATTCCTGCCTTTGATAGCCCATCTTTCGGCCATGGACAATTTTGATAAGAGTCGTTGGACCGCCGCCGATCATCGCTGGATGAAGTGGCGGCGCGTTTTTATCGTCGCCTCGCCGGTCGCCCTGATTGCCTTTGGCATGAACCAATACCGCCCTTTCATGGCGTTTCTTGAAACCGGCGGAGGCGCAAACGGCCTGGTCGTTAACAGTACTGCAATGATTATCATCGTGCTTCTAGCGATCGCAGGGCTTCTTGATGGCCAAGAACAGCGGCGTTCCGAGACAGAACCGCCCCGATAAGTGTGGCTTGCGACGGGGTTAGCTGTTGCCCCTCCATGGCCAATTGAACATTCCGCAAGGCCCTTTGCGCAGCGGGTCCGCGAACCTGTGTAAGCGCGCGGGCGATTTCCGTCATCATTTCTTGCGACCGAAGCATCTGTGCCTCGGCGCTCCCGCCCGTGAAAATCTGCACCATCTGCCGCCCCGCATCTCGGATGTTCAGCCCCGAAACAAGGCTTTCCAGTATGCCTGGGGCTGTCTGTGCGTTCACGGCGGCGCGCGTCACGGCACGAATGTGGGTGTCGCTGTTGCGCGCGATTGCAGCACGCAATTCCAGGGCACCCATAGCCTCGTCAACAGCCTCTAGAAGCTGGTCAGCTTCTCCGCTGCCCATGACGGACCGCAGGTTTGACCGCGCCCGCCCACTGGTTAACTCGCTCATAAGTTCACGAAGTTGGCGCGCGTCCATGTTGGGATCAGATGCGATTGCAGCAATCCTGTCGATTTCGTCCTCAAGATAGTTGCGGGCACCTTGCCGCGCGGCGGCGCGTTCTGCTTCCGTCGCGCCACGCATGGCGGTTGCAACCTCGTCGCGTGTGGAGCGAAACAGGTCATAGCCAAGTCCCGTGGCGCGGGATTCCGCCGCGATATCCGCAAACCGGGATTGCGCCGCTCCAAACTCGGGAACCGCCGAACTCAGCGCGTCTCCGATATTCCGGCGCAGCCCGCCAAACGCGCGCCCGAGTGTGCTTGTCCCGCCCAACGCGCCAGCGCCTTGTTCACGGTTTGCCACCTCGTCAAGGCCCTGCATGATGTAGTGAATTTGGCGAACGTCGGGCATCCGCGTAAACGTTACCGTGCCATCGTCCGCGATTTGCGCCATGATCTGCGGACTTTCTTCGCCAGCCGTGCGCATCAACCGTTCGGCGGTGCGGATCGCGGCGGGGTCAACCCGACGCAACAGGGTTTCGATCCTCTGCCCCTCAAGGCTGGCGTAGTTGATTGGCTGGCTATAGGCCGTGTCATAAATCGCGGTGCGCTCGGCTGCGGTGCCGGTTCGGATCGCGCTCAAGCTGGTGCCTTGGCCAACAGGCGCGCCCAGCGTGTCATCCATGACGCCTGTAAGGTTGCCGAGTTGCCGCGACACGCGGGCCTCCACTGCCCCGCGCCCGATTACCCCCGCCGCGCCACCCTCCGCCACAGCGGTATTGAGTAGCGTTGCGCCCGCGCCCGCCGCATCGGCAAGCATGGCGTCATCGCCACGCGCCAATAGTCGCTGCAATGCCTGCTGCGGGTCGTCTGCCTGAAGGGCTTGCTGAATCACACGCGCGGCTTCGGGCGTTACGTCCAACTCGCGTTGGATAACATCTACAGGGGCATCCCGAAAACGTGTCAACGCGCCGGAAAGCGCACGGCCCAATCCCACACCTGCAACGCCAAGACCAGCGCCAAGCGATCCGCCCACCACGGCGTTGGTGACGGCGTTGGATGCGCGTCCCAACCCGGATTGATCGCCTGCGCCGTAAACCGTGCCCTCGACGCCACCGGCGACACCGGCGCGGAGGCCCGCCCCAACCATCTGCGCACCGCGCGTGGTCGTTTGTGCGCCCAACATGGGGCCAGAAGCCGCCAAGAGAGGAACAGCGCCCGCAACAGTGCCCGCCGCCCTCAACAAGCCGGTCTGCGCGGGATAGCCGCCTTCCATGGCGCGCTGCATGGTCAGGACGTTTTGCCCCGCCTCGGGGCCGTTCACCGCCGAGGCGATTTCGTCCAAATAAGATCCAACGAACGGGACTCCTTGAAGAGCCACCGCAACGCGGGACGCTACCGGTGCCTCCGCAACGGTTGTGCGATCACCCAATCGTTGCGCCGTGTCACCGGCCCCCGCGCCGCGAATGATTTCCTGAATGGCATCGGGATTGGACGTGGCGAAGGACGGACCCGCAAAGCTAAGTCCACCGTCTGCGGCGCGGAACACATAGCCGCCGTCATCCGCAACGTGGATCACGTCAACACCTTCGGGGATTTCGCGGGCGGGGTTGGCTATGCGCAGCACAGGCATTGCCGCCGGGGCAAACCGCCCCGCTGCCACGCTCTCTGGCGTTAGGATAGTCCTGCGGTCTGTTCCGGGCGGAAGCGCGTTGGCCTCCATCTGCGCGCGCTCGTCCAACACAGGCGCGGGCGTATGCACTTCGGGGTGCGGGTTGTCTCGGGCCGGTGCGCCACCGTAAAAGCCTTCGCGCCCGCCCTCGACGCGGCCCAGGAAGTTGTTAACGTCCATGTCCGCATAAAAGTTGCGATGCAGCCCCTCAAGAACCTGCCGATCCGACAAGTCCTCATACATGGGGTATTGCTGGCGGATTTGCGCGATACTGGTCATCGGCGGATTCCCAACGGGTCACTGGCCGCGCCGCCCGGTGCAGGCGCACCGCTTGTCGCGGGGGCTGGCGCGCCGCCACCTTGGCTTTGCGCCCATCCCTGCGGTCGCGTTGCGCCAAGGACCAAGATTTCCCGTAATTCATTGAGCGCCTGCCGGTAATCTTCCGCGCTCTGCGCCGTGTCCAACCGCCCCACGGCCCGCGAAGCCTGCTGGCTTTCAAACTCGGTAATCTGGCCCGCGCCACGCAGCGATTCATATGCCTGCAAGAACGCTTGCCCCGAAAGTTGGTTCGCCCTTGTTCCAAAGCGATACTGCGGAGTTCCGGGGATATTCTGCCGAAACTGTTGAATTCCGGTGGCAGTATCAAGCGCAGGATCGGACAGTATTTCATCAATGCTGCGGATCATGGCTTGCGGCGTGTCGAAATCCAGACGGGGTTCGGGTGCCGCACCGGCACCCGGTCCTTGGATAATGCGCGAAGTCCCGTCAGGGCCGACTTCAATCGACATTCCCGTCGGCGGATTGATCGGATAAAACCGGCCATCCGGCCCGAACTGCCCCGCCGCTGCGCCGTATTGGCCAGCCTCTTCCGGCGTTGCGTTGCGGAAGCCCTGATCCGGCTCCGCGCTACCAGTAAGAGGGCGCAGACTTTCCGGGGTGCCATCGTATTGGCTGAAATCGTAAAGGGTGCCGCCCACGTTCTGCAAATCCGGTTCAGCCGGACCGCTCGCGCCAAGCACGTTTTGCCCGCCTTGGTAAATCTCCAACGCGCCCTCATACTGCGCAATCACCATTCCGGCCTGCTCAATCGACTGCACCGGGGGCAGACCGAACGTTTGAAGCTGCTGATTCACCGCGTCCAGATCACCCGCCCGAACCGATGGAATGACCGTCGCCAGACCGCGCGAAATCATTTCCATCTCGCGTTCACGTTCCGCCGCGCTCATGGTTCCCGCATGGGCTGCCGCTGCCCGCGCGCCTACCGACCGTGCCTGCGCCATGCTCTGCCGTGTGGCGTCCATGCTCAACCGTGTAGCGTCCATCCCAAGGCGGCTTTCCTGAACCCCCAGAGACGCCATAGGGTCAAGGCCCGCCAGCGCGTTCAATGCGTTCTGGTCCCCGTTGGCAATGCCTGCGCCTTGGTCCCGGTATAGACTGAGAAGGTCTCCCTGCTGTCCTACCTGCCCCGCCAATCCCGCCGCTTGTGTGCCTTGGGCAATGGCGGAAAGCGCGTTGACAGGCTGGCCCGCTAGAATGACTCTGCTATCCATCTGCATGATCAAGCTCCAATCGGGATAATTTGGCCTACGCCGCGCGATGTCATGAAGTCCGCCGGGTTTAAGGCGTTCTGACGCGGTCGGTATTGTTCAATCATGGCAAGCGCGTTCATGAATTGGTCGCGATCGGTCATCGGCGCACCGGGAGGAACCCGACCAGCACCATTTGCCCCGCCGCCCGCGTAGTCTGTCGTTACCGCGCCGCCGTTGCGGGTTACGCGCCCACCGCCATCTGCAATCGGCTCAATGTGCCAATTCTCCCACGACATAGGGAAGTGCAGGCCGTGATCAGCCGCGTTTGCGTGAACCCACTCCCGCGCCGCGTCCGACCCATAGGACAGGTCAACCGCATTGCCCCCGCCATGGTTGCTGCGCCCCGGAGGTGCCACCCACCGCCCCGCCTCAGCAGCGTTACCATAGCGCGCGAGGGCATTCTGATAGAGTTCCGCTTGCCGTGCGTCGGAGCGATAGCCAGAAACCGCGCCGATGTCCTCAAATATGCCGGGAGGCGCAGCGGCGTCCATCATACGAAGGCGCGCGGCAAACTCCGGGGAAAGCCCTTCGTAATAACTTTCAGGGATTGCTGCCGTCTGGACATACTGCGGGCCTTGCGGCGCGCGGGCGTCTAGAATGTTGCGGGGGTCAGATAGGCTCATGGTCTAGCCTCATTGTTTGTGTGCCAAGTAGGCCGCCAGCGTAGTCATTACGCCGACGCGCTCGGAAAGCGGTTTAACATGTTCTGATACTGCCAAAGACCAATGCCGTTATTGATCGCCCCGCTAAACGCATTCCCCTGCGCAATCGCACCGGACGCCTGCGCGTTGCCAAGGTTCGCCAATGAATTTGATTGCATCTGCGCGTTGTTCGTGTTCACCGTGGCCGACTGCGCCGCCGCGTTGCTGCCAAGCGTGGCCTGCCCAGATAACCGCGCCAGATAGTTGCCAAACTCTTGATTGGCCAATCCATTGCCATATGTCTGCGCCGCCTGCATGGTCGCGCCGGAATAGAGGCCACCCCGAGAAGCCGCCGAGGCGTCAATACCGCGCATCCCTTCGTTGAAGGCAAACTCATAACCCGGCGTCTCTTGGAACCCGACAAAGTTGGGATCAGTGGGCCGCTCCGCTGTGCCAAGATAGTAATTCAGCGCATTGTTCGCCGGAATGCCGCCCTCACGATACGGCGACAAGTCCTCGCGCGATTGCTCGAACATCCGCTCTTGCACGGCAAGCTGCTGGTTGGCAGCCGCTGTCTGGGCGTTCGTGGCCCTACGGGCGGATGACGACTGAATTGCGCTCCCCGCAATAGAAGAGCCCACTAGGGCGGCTGTTGTTCCAATGGCCATCAGATCACCTTTTGATAACTTATTTCGATAGGTGCGTATCCCTTGCGCGCCATGATTTTTGCGGGACCGGGGATACTTGCCAACGTTGTCATACGAATTTCACTTGCACCCATGTCGCGCGCCCAACCTTCGAACGCCGCAAGCAACCTCAACCCATCACGCCCCTCGCTCCACCAAGCCAACTCAACTGCCATCAACCATTCTGGGCTGAAATACGTAGGGACCAAAGCGCCGCCAATCATGCCAGCATCGGACACAAAGACTACACCGGCCTCCGCCTCAATCATGGTTGATATGAAGTCTCTCGCCGCTTCGGGATTGAACGGAGCGACCATGCCAGACGCATCCTTGAACTTGCGCCCCATTTCAACCAGATCGAGAACGTCGCCCAACGTCGCCAAGCGCGGCATCACGGCTCCAACACCGCCACGCGGGCCTGTAGGTCGCGGATCGCCTCATTCTGGCGCTGGATGATCTGCACCAATTCCAAAGACATGCCGCCGCGATCCACCGGCAAGCCAACCGCCGGATTCTTTAGAACAGGCTGCGTCATGCGATCACCACGTTTGCAGACCCGTCCATCGGGATATCCCGCGCGTCTGACATTTTGATTTCGGCGCACAACTGACGGAAAGAACCGACATTCCGAACCCGACATAACTGCCCGAACTCACCAACCCCGCCCAAATCACGAGTCAACTCGCGTCCGTATCTGCGCCCGCCATCACCACTGAAGCGGATCATCAATTTCGGCTCCGATACGTCGTCGATTTCGCCCTGCCCCATGCGCCCGGTAAATTCCACCATGGACACCCGAAAGCGTCGCCCTTCGTTGTAAAGAGTGCTGGATACCGAGGTGCGGATGAAGTCGCCGCCCTCGTCCGTCCCCGTGCGCCCCATGCGGTAAATTTCTCCGGTCACAACGCCGCCAAACCATTGGCCGTAAGCCTTGGCCGAAACCGTCAGATTCCACGGACGATCATCGCCAGAAGCGCGCTCGCTCCACTCTCCTGTTGCGATGTCATAAACCCAAGCAGGCCGATCTTTGAACCTGATTGCGCAAAATATGTGGCCTTCGTCCTCATAAACAAGGCAATGCGTCGGGTTGCTCTGGTCAATCGCGGTGTTGACTGCTGGGATTGATATGGGGGCAGCCTGAGTGCCATCGTGCAGGTAGGCGATACCGTTGCTGCCAACGAAGAAAACCCCACCTGTGAAGCGCGTCAGAAGCCCCCTCGCGCGCAATCCAACCTCCACCACACCACCAGGCAACAGTGAAAAAGCGTTGGCCCCAGATTGGCCTGTAACCGCCCACTGCTCGATCACGTCCCTTTTGAATATCATGACACGGCCCTGAACCGGCACAATCCGCAGAATGTTTGTGTCCGTGCTTTCAGCCGTGGCAAAATTAAGCCCTGGCAACGTCTCTGAATCAGCAAGGTCAGACCATTGAAACCGCCGCCCGTTCTTTTCCCCTAGCAGAACATAATTTCCGAAAAATGCGCCTGTGCCAAAAGAACTGAACGCTCCCGCCGTCGGTTCGCTCATTGTCGCGCCGTCCCACACGAAATAGCGGCCACCCGAGACGGTGCAAACCTTGTTGTCTTCCGCGCCGAATATCTCCGCGCCGACTTCTGAAACCGTCGCGCCTAGTGTCGTTACTGCCCCTAGCGCCGAAACTCGATAAAGCGTGTCCCCCGCCATCACGTAAAGCATTCCGCCAATCTCGTGCATGTCACGCACGAAAATCTGAGGCATGGTTGCAAAGTCGTTGGCCCGAGGAGCACCCTTCAAGACCGTTTGCGACTTACCGCCTGTGCCTAAGCGTTCGCGATATAGGTTAACAAGTCTGGATGTGTTGCCCTGTCGATTGTCATCGTCGCGCTCGGACTGGCCGACAAACTCAAGCCGAGGCATTAGAAATACCGCCGAAATCGCTGGGACGGCATGTTAAGCAGCCCCGCGTCGAAGCTAAGAGGGTCAACGCTTGTGTGCGCTGCCTGAATAGCGCGCCACCACATATCCGCGTCAAATTGCGGGGGAAGTTCATAGTTGGGCGAAAGTCGCGTGGCCAGAACGTAAATTGCCCCTTCCGCAAACTCGTCACCAATGGTGAATTGGTCGGATAGCTCTTGCGTGGAGTGTCCCACGTCTGCGCCGAGAATGCGCCACCCGTGCATCATGTTGTTATACGCGTCTAGGGCCTCTGAAATCCCGTCTCCGTCAACAGACAGATCTGCCGCGCCGATTTTGCGCAGGGCTTGGACACAGATGTCTCTAACTGTCGGCATGTATCACCCTCCAAACGGAGAAAGGCGGGACCATAACGGCCCCGCCCTGTTGCTTAGTTGGTCAGACGCGCGCCAAGGCGAGCATCAAGACATTTCACGCCAAACAACATGTCAAAGCGCATATTATGTTGCAACGTGCTGCCGTCCACCCATTCGGTGCAAGAAATCGTCACTTTGTTGCCCGACTTGGTGCTGGTCTTGACGCCAGCGCCCGAGGCGATCTTGAGCGGGCGCGTAACGAGTGCGAACGCTTTCGGGTGCAACAGGAGCGATTGCTTGTAGCTGGTGCCGCCCGTGCCGGTCTTGACCGTGATCGCCGCATCATCAGCGGGTGCCGCCGTCACGGTCTGGTAAGCGCCAGTCGTGATGATCGGAGGCGAGATGGTCAGGGTCGATGGGCCGGTGGAAGCGCCGGAATTCGCATCTGCCATAGCGGTGAATGTCTGCAATCGTCCGGTGCTTGCTTTGCTCACCGGATTTACCGCAAACACACCCGCCAAGGTGAACACGTCACCTTTCTTTAGAATGCCGGTGGTCGAGTTGGTCCATCCGTTCGTGACCAGAGATTGCGTCCAAGTGTCCTTGGATGCGGCATAAGTCACGTTTTGGGATGCGCCGTTGACCAGCGGAGTGCCGGTCGCAACGCCGACCGTATGCGTGGGCGCATGAACGGATTCATAGTTCATGAAGCCTGCATAGCGGCCAATCTCCGCTTCCTCGAAGGCCGTCTTGGCCTTTTCGGAAACGTAGACACCCTTGAGGCCGTCAGCCATCGACAAGGAGGCGTCGGTGCCATGGACCGCGAAGCGCCCGGAATTGGGAACAGCCCCGTCCGTCATGATCGCGCCGCCTTGGCCAAGAGCCAGGAAGGTGGATGGAACCGTTCCGGGTGTGCCAGTGAAGTGGTATAGGTCCGTGTAGAGGCCCGCCAATTCGGTCTCGATGCGATCACGCATCTTGATCACAACGGGCTTGATCACGTCCTCTTGCAGACGGTCGAAGGACAGAGTTGCATCGAGAGACCCGATATCGACCTTGATCGAAACCGTCTTATTCATGACGATGGTCGTCTTGCCCTGCGTGATGTCTTCCGAATAGGACGACACGTCAAGGTTATCGTCCTGCCCAAGGTATTGCGTCGGGCGACGGATCGAAACGGTATCGCCAACCATCTGGAAATCTTTCGAGTGGTCGGTATGGACCTTGTTGCCCAGAACAAGTTCGTTCTCAAGCTGCATCAGTCCCTCTTGAGCGAAGACGCTCGGGGTAAGAAAAGTATTGGCCATTGCCTGTTTTCCTTAAAATGATCCGCCCTTTTCCCGCCAATCCCGGTATTCAGCCGGGGTCATCTTGTCGGGGTCTTTTGATGCCGTCGCCTTACCGCGAAGGGGGGCAATCGGATCAGGGGCAGTTGTGACTGTTTTGGGTTTCGGGGCGGAAATCTGGGCTTCCAGTCGTCCGATGGCACGGGCCATCTGCACTTCCGTCATCGTTGCCATCTGCTTGCCGAGGTCAGGGTTCTTGCCGAGGTGGTAGGCGATATCTGCCGCATGATCGGACTGAACAATCTGCGCCGCCATTGCCCGAGAGATTACGTTGTCCTCACTAAGGGCCACGGCATCAAAATCGGTGTAGCGTCCTCGCGCTTCCTCCATCTGAGACACCCAATTCTGGGCATCCTCCTGGGTCTGCTGTTTCTTGACGGCTTCGACGCTCTCGAAGTGCTGTTTTGCTTCAGCCTCAAGTCGCCGCATTTCGCGGGTGTCCATCGCCTGCACAGAGTGAAAGGCAGATAGGGCCGCTGTGTATTCGTCGTAATCCTTAAAGTCAGCCTGCTTGGGCTTCGGAAGTTCCTTGACGGCGTTCCGCATGGCGTCAAGCCTCGCCTCGCTTTCGCGGGCGCGCTGTGCTGCATCTTCACCTTCCGCCTTGATCCTCTCAAGCGCCTGCTTGCGACGTTCTCGCCGCTCTGCCGACTTGGATTTTTCCTCGGATTCAGCGTCGTCTTGCTGTTCCTCGGCGGGCTGGATCTCGTCCTGCCCTTCATCGGTTTCAACCTGCTCGGCCTCAACCACGACTTCATCACCTACCCCTTCCGGGGCAAGTTCTTGATCATCGTTCATTTTATGGTCCTTAGATTTGGGGCATTTGGCCCTGTTGCATCGCGCCCATAAGCGCACGGGCGACCTCCTGTCGGATCACCTCGTTGATCTGGCCAGACTTAACGGCCAGTTCAAATTGGATTTGCGCGGCCTCCATTGCAGTCTTGCGCGCATCAGCCTCTGTTTTCTTGGCGTCTGCCTGATTTTCTGCGGTTTCGGAAGCCACTTTGGCAAACTCAAGTTGCATCCCCTGAGCTTGTATCGCTTGCTGCTGTTGCATGGTTTGTTGCTGCATCTGCATTGCGGATTGCGCGGCCTGCTGTTCCTCTGGCGTCATCTCATCCGGCGGAATCAGCCCCGGCGGCAACGTCTTGCGAAGGCGGTCGGCCAATTTTTCCGCATCGGGCCAATCCATCGCCTTGGCAATCAGATCACCAGCCACCTGCCCCGCTACCGGGAATGCAGACACAAACTGCATCATTCCTTCCTGCGTCTCTTGGCGGCGCGTTGTGTAGTTTGGCCCAACCGTAACTCGAACGTCATACTTGCCGTGGGTCAAGTCGTTGACCGGCACAATCCCCGCTTCCAAGTCGTAAGACATTCCATTGATCTCAACCATTTTTTCCTGATCGTCGTCGCCGACAACTCGAACGATCCGGTTAGTGTCGTAGACGCGCGGAATCATGTCTACCAGAATGCGGCCAGCGTGTGCGATGCTCTTGGCGAGGTTGTCGGCATATACCGATGTCCCGATGTCGCTTTCCATTTGACGCTGCCGAATGGCCACGCCGCTGGTTTCGTTTGATCTGTCTCCGAGGCCCGCATTGTAAATGCCCGTAGTGCCTTGCATGTCCTCGGCGGCGGCTGAAATCTCCATTGCAAAGCCCTGGGAAGCCGTGGGCGGCATGGAGCGCTGCGGTGGGCCTGGGGCTTTCTCGTCCGGGTTGTAGGGCAGATATGGCCGGTTGCTGGTGTTCGCGTCTGCCCAGAAGGCTTCGAAGCCGGTGAACTGCTTGGCTGTCCCGATGAAGGGTGCCTTGGGTTGCAGGGCAATATATTCAGTCTGCGCGGATCGGCTATAGTTGTATAGCCGCTGCGGGTCTTTGGCGAAGCGAATGACGCTAGTGCGGATCACTTCCTCCGCGATGTGCATTTCCTCGCCAATAACAGCCACAACAGGAATGTGCTTGCACGGGATTTCTTGCGGGCCTTCCAACACGTCCAACCCGCTCACCTTGGCCCACATGACTTTGTGTCGCCGCGCCGTGCGCCGCTTCACGATGTCCATGCCTTCGATGATATCCTTGCCTTCTATCACTTCGCCGTTGCGCAAAAGCGCCAGATTTACGTCAGTAGGCTCTTTCCAGAAATACTCGGCCACCACGACATTCCCGCTATCGTGCCAATGCTCGAGCCCGTCCGTAACGCCATCATGCTCAACATCCACCCGGGCGGCTTCGGGGTATTCTTCTTCGAAGTCATCGCGCCGCATTTGATCCGTGATAAAACAAAACATCGCGTCTTCGCGCGTGGGTTCGCGCGCCTGTGCGTCCCAATAGACTGAAAATGGGTTGTGGATGCGCTGGACGCGTATTTCTTGCTCGAATGACGCATCGTCATCGTATTCCGCCAAGATGCGGAAAGCGCCCATACTGCACTGCGCTGCGCTTTCGGCTGCTGTTTCATAAACAGACGAAGCATCCGACCTGGCTTCGATGTGCCGGATCATGCCCGCGTAGATTTTGGCCACGTCATCCGATGCCGCGCTGTCTGCTGCCAGCACCTTGATGGCCGGGTTTAATCTTCGAATATCGCCAGTAACCTGACGCGCGAACTGAGGCAGGCGGTTAATGGTCAGGCATGGACGTCCTTCCTTCTCCCGCGCAGTCAGGATTTCGGCGGGCCACTGCCGCCCCGCAAGGTTCTTGAGATCGTCAAGAGCCTCTTCGCGGTTGTCTTCGTCCGCAGTGATGGATTCCGACATGCGGGCACGGGCCGTTTCGACAATAGCCTTTTTGTCCATTAGTTGCCCATCCATGGTCTAGCGCTCGGCATCGCAAACCGGGACGCATCTGGAACAGTATCCACCATATCGGGGAACAACTCCGAAAACGCCCAGACCAACGCGTCAACGCGGTCGGGCGATCCGTCGCCTTGATATCCTTCATTCGTCATCTGGGTCATTTGTGCTTCCAATTCCGGGAACTGCCCAACGTGTCGAATGCGGCCTTGCTCGTAGAGTGCCGCGATAGGTTCGGCGCGAACGTGCTTGCCCTTGGTGGCGCGCACCTCGATAACGTTGATGTTCGGCGCGATGGTGCGGATTGTGTGGGCCACCATGTCGCCTCCTTGGTTCACTTCGACCACGATACCGTCAGCCATGTATTTATTGGCCTTGAGGATTGCTGCCGTTGCCCACTCATGCGGCGATCCGGACATAGTGGCATCTTCCACCAGATACCCAACCTGATCCGGCCCGATCCCAGCGACCATAATGCCATGTTCGTCGCTGTCCTCGGTGTTTGTAACTGCAGGGTCCACCGCCACAACTGTGCGTCCTAGTTCCGGTGCCTGACCCTCGCGGTAGGTGTCGATGGTGCTTTGCCGCCATATTGCGCCAGGTAAATCGCCTAGAATTTCCGCGTTAAGTTCCTGCCGCCCCAATCTGGTCCCGGCGTAGCGTTTTGTGATCTTGTCCAAAAATCGCCGGGGAAGGTTTGACCTGTTGTCCATTGTAACGCCGCGCGTGACATGAACTTTGCCCTCTTGCCCCCCGATGATTGCCTTGATTAACTCAATCGGTCGCGGCGTAGTCGTAACCAAGCCGCGCGGATGATTGCCAACACGCATCCCAAATTGTAGCTGATCCCATGCTTGCCGTGCATAACGCCACTTCGCCAACTCGTCAGCCCAGAAAGCCGAATGCTCTGGCCCGCGAAGCTGGTCAGGCTCCGTCCCGTTATACGTGAAGCCAACCGCGCCGCTTTTGAAGTTTATGCGCCGCCGTGATGCGATCCATTCGGGCCGATCATCGCGGTCGTATAGCGCCAGCAGGCGCGGCACCATGACGTTGCCGATGTCCGCTGCTGTTTCCCCGACAATGGCCACAACCTCGTGGGGATTTTCCGCCCGCTCCTTGACCCAATGCGCGCCAGTCTCGGTCTTACCCCACCCGCGACCTGCCAAGGCAAGCCAGATGTCCCAATCGCCTTCCGGCTCGACTTGCTCTGGCCTTGCAAGAAAGCCGCGCCAGTCTGCGGATATCGCATCTATCTCTGGCCCCGTCAGCGCGCCGACCGCTTCTGCCCGTTCCTCTGGGCTAAGGGCAGCGAGGCGTTCAGCTATTGACGGCATTTCGCTTTTCGATTGCCTCTAGGATTGCCGCCAACTTGGCCGCGCCTTGGCCTACGTCTTCTGTCTTGATCGGGTTTTCTGGGTCGCCGCCCAAGGCCAGCTTGTCTCCATAAATCTTTGGAAGAGCCTTAGACAAGGCCCACTTGCGCGTGTCTACACGCAATCTAGACCTTCCAAGAGCCTCGCCGTTTACAACCCACGCGGTGTCTTCGCCGTTGTTGCGCTCCATCCAGTCGTTGGAGCCATCATCGGCAATCTCAAAGATTTCGTCAGCCATAGCGTGATAGCCGATTTCTCTTGCTCTTTTGTATTGCGCGGCAAAACCTTCGCGGTCATCAAGCGCCCATCCGCGAACTGTGCTTTCTGGCGGCATACCTTCGCCCCTGCACACTTCCCGCAGACTTTTGCCATCTAACAGGCCGTCGCATATTTTTTGAGCCATATCCTGCGTGTAGTTATGGGTTTCGCCTGACGTCATTGTGCTTTCCTCCGGGCAGTCTTAACCGCCTCCTGAGTTGGTTAGGCCGCGTCGATTGCAGCGATCTTATCGCCCTGCTTGAGCAGGCCGATGTCTCGGGTTGCGCCTGAAAGCAAAACGCGCCCGAATGTTTCCACCGGGCGCACTAAGTCACATCACCAATACACCAACTTCAAAACCGCGTCAAGCGCCAGCCACAACGTCCAGCGCGCCACGCAATAGCGGCAGATTGCCGGGGGTCCTTCCGCTGCACACGGTCCACTCGATTGCCCAGCGCTGCCACGTTGTCAGGCCCTCCGTTATGCGGCGATAGGCAAGGTAGGCTTCCACGTTGCCGTCGCCCTCGTCATGCCCGACCGGGCCGATATCAAGACATGACCGCCCCGTTGATAGCCCTAGCTCCGCGCGGAATGCCGCGTGCGCTTCTTGTATATGCCGCGCGGCCTGCTCCTGCGCATAGTTGATTTGGCCGAGGTCATAGAGGCGCGCCACTGCGTCGTGGATTGTCATCGCTGGGGCCTCCTGCCTCCCCGGCCCCGTGGGGATTGTCACCTTGCCGTGTTGCGCTCGCTCTGGCGTGGGCCTGATAGCCGATTGCCGCCCTTCTGGGGGTGGTGCTGCGATTTGGCCGGGTTGCGCTTGTACGCGGCCTTGTGGCGTCATTTTGCGCCTTGGCTTCTTGGATTTGCTGCCCTTGCCCATTATTCGCTCATCTTGCCGTATTTCCGCCACGCGGCGCGGATCGCGTAAGGATGTCGCGTTGACGGTGCCCACGCAATTTCGCAGATCATCTCCGGCTGGGCGTTCATTTCAGCCTCCACATGGCGCGCCTGCCATTGATTGATCCGTCTTGTTTTTCTTCCCACATCCGCTCATACTTCCCGCTGTACCTAAGCTGTGACATGTTTTTGCTCACGTCTTCTGGCGTCACGTCTGCACGATCTGCGATTTCCTTGTAGGTGAACCACTCGCCGCTTTCCATAGCGGCCTCGATGCGGGTTGCTTTTGTTTTTCTTGTCGAGCCCAGTTCGCGTCTGGGAGTGGGCGGGAAGGTCTGTACGTGGCCATCCTTTTTGCAGAGCGCTGCCATTTCCTCTCCGAGTTGTTTTTCGTTGCGATGCGCGAATGGGGTCATGCCCGCCTTGTGCCACGCGCGGTTGAGCGTGGCGTGTGAAGCGCGCTCGATATCGTCGCTCATGTCGCCGCCTGCTTGGCGAGGCCAGCGTACCACCAGCCCGGATTCATGCCGCCGTCTTGGTTCGCGGGCTTGGCGCAAGTGCAGGGCTGCGTCTGCTTGCGAATGCGGTTTGTCAGGCCGATGACCATGTTTTTCGTGACTGCCGTGCCCCACTGCTTTGACATGTCCTTTGCAGCTTGGTCAGCGCTCTTGCCGTTGGCGACCATATCAAGCGCGGCGAGAATATCAGCGTCTGTCCATTCGCGGCTCATGGCTTAGTCTCTTGCGCTATGAGGGCCTTGAGGATTGCGCAGAGCCACGCACGGGCCATGCAAGTATTAACCGCCTCAAAGTTCTCGACCTTAAGCGGGTGCGCAACTATGGCTTCGAAGTCCCCTAAAATATCATCTTCAACATCATACGCGTTGTTCGTTCTTAAAACTCGGTCCCACCCCGGCAACACCGCGTCGTGCAGCGCCTTGGCTGCGTCTAGTGAGCCTTCAAACGATCTCAGCGCCATGGTAGTCTCGAACCACCCTAATGCGTCATTGTCGCAAGTCTCACGCCAAGGGCGTTCCCCCGCCTCAACCTTCGCCAGCATATCAGTCAGTGCTTCCTTGCGTTTCATGCCCGCCACTCCATGCCGAAGGGAATTCCATCCTCCATATCCGAGCCCCCTGCCCCGCCAGTGCCGTACCCGCCACCAGCGCCGCCGCCGTAGTTTGAACTGTCAGGTGATCCTTGACGGTTGCTGTCGTCTTGCTTGCCGCCCTGAAACGTCAGATCATTGACGTTGATCCCGAGGTAGGCCTTGCTGTCATGCGCGCGCGTAGTTGGACGCCCAGAGATCGCCAGCTTGTCGCCCTTGTGGATATGCGGCTCCAACGATTCCGCACGCTTTCCCCAGATCGAACAGTCAAACCATGTCGCATCTCGCTTGTTGCCGTCTTTGTCTTTGCCGTTATCCACGGCCAGTGAGAAGTTCAGCACCGGGTCTCCGCCCTGCGTGCGGCGCAACACGGGGTCTTTCCCGACGTTTCCTGCGATAGTCAAAATCTGCATCATCTCATCCCCAAAATTTCGCGGTACATTTCGACCCGTTCAACGAACCGGCGAATCTCATCTCCGGTCACTCGGCGGGTGTCTTGGGTTGTGTTGATCATTGTGCTTGCTCCATCACTGCGGCGCGGAGCAGTTCTACCCGCGAAAACTGTTCTACAGTGTACGCTTCGCCGCTTGGCCCAATCTCCAATAAACCATCCAGAGCCTTGAAAACAGCATCAGCAGAAGCAGAAGCAGACGCAGCAGCAGCAGCAGCATCAGCAGCAGAAGCAGCAGCAGAAGCAGCATAAGCAGCATCAGCAGCATCAGCAGAAGCATAAGCATAAGCATAAGCAGAAGCAGACGCAGCATCAGCAGAAGCAGAAGCAGCAGCATAAGCAGCAGCATCATAAGCAGCAGCAGCATAAGCAGCATCAGTAGAAGCAGAAGCAGCAGCAGAAGCAGCAGTCATTGCCTTTCTGCAAATACCCATTGCATCACTCAAAGAACCATCAAGGCGCTCTAGTCGATCCGCCCACTCATCCAGACCCGAAGCCCTGAATGCGATTGGCGTGAATACACGAATGGAGGTCCACGCCAGATACTCAGCGCGCTCATTTTCATGTAATGGTGATACTGTTCCGATCAGACGTGGCACATATGCTTGCAGCTTATCACGCACACCCTGCCCCATTCGGTCGTTAATAACTTGGCAAAACCGCGAAACAACTGGCGATGAACAAGGCGGATTATCAGACCAGTCATCACCAGCCAAAAAGCTGACCATTTCCATGACGCACATCCCATCTGACGGGCTGTCGTGTGAGGACGCAGACAACGTGAACGGACCGAAGTCTTCTAATGTGTAGGCTTTCATTTACTTATCTCCATCAGTTTGCGAAGTGTTTGAGGCGCGCGCCGGGGGCTGGTGATGCCCAAGGCACTGGCCCGGTGCGATATCGCCGCCTCGGTGCGGCGCAGTTGGCGGGCGATGATGCGGTGCTTTACGCCCATGCGGATCAACTCCGCTAGAATTGCGTCTGCGGCTTTAGACCATGCGCGGAAGGCCCTGTGGGGCACCTTACCGTCTTCGTGGCGAAAAACTCTGAGGGGGTATGTCATTGCGACCTCCATCGCTCTCCCTGTGTGGTGCGCGGCCAGCCCTGGGGAGGCAGGGCGTTCGGCTGATCTGGCCTAGGCCGCGCTTGGGTATCATGGGCCATTTTGGCCAGCTTATCTATATGCAAAGTTGCAAAGTCGGTTGCAAAGTTGCAAAGTCATGGGGTTTCTTTGGCCTCGCGCTCCAAATGACCCGCGTCCTGCAATGCTGTGATCGTATGACGTGGGATGGCCTCGCCCCAGAACGTCAGCGTCTTGATTGCTTGCCTCGCCAGCGTTGGCCGTTCAGCCAGCCAACGGCGCGCGGTTGGTAAAACCTCGTTGTCCAGAATATTCTGCTGGTCCATCGTCAGCTTAGAACGGTCTCCCTCGCCTTGTGGGTGCTGCGAATGGCGCTCTGGCCGCGCGGGTCGTGCCTGTGCGCGGGCGAGAATATCACCCGGCGTTGGGCGGCGGCGCGGCTGGTCGCGCAGGTAAATCCCGCAAGCCCGCTCGATTTCGTCCTGACTGACGTGCATCAACGTGTTGACCCAATCGTCAATCGCGGCCTCCACCACTTCCACTGGATTGTCCGGTTGAAAGTAATGGCTGAGAAGGGTCTGGACCCGTCCGCTGATCCATAAAGCGTGCCGTGAAGCGGTCAGCGGCTCGTTGAGCCATGGCTGCGCCTTCGCCGTCTCTGCTGTTGGTAGGTTTTCCATTGGTTGGTCCCGTCCTTGTGTCAAATTCGTCTGTCCATCGCTTGCCGCTCAGATAGCTTCCGGCATGGATGGCGTTCGCTTGTGGGTTATCCCTTCTCCATCGTTCAAACCACTGCGCTGCTTTGTCTCTCGCATCGAGCCTGTCTTGCGGTGATAGCTTGGCCCAGTTCTTCTCCGCCTGCGCCTTGGATTTCTTCACAGGCCAAACAGCCCAGAAGGAGGAAAATGGACAAGAGATAGGT